ATTTTATATGGTCCAAATTGTTGAAGAAATACCCATGAGTCATGAGCACAATCAAAGCTTGGTGATACTGCTCCAAGGTAATCGTGGAGACACCAAGGTCAAAGAGTGAGCTAGTTGTACGGAACTCCAGATGCCAATCAATATTAATGGCAAAACTGGGTGGAACAGTATTTGGGTCATTCAAGAAGAACACATTCGCCATAGCGTCATTGTCCAATCGGAACTGAGGGATTGGAGTTGTGAAGACACCATCAGTGGTGTAATCATAAAAGTAACCCATGTCTGTTGTGGGTGGGCAGTAAGTGTACATACCCTCCTCCAAGGGTAGCAACGCCTTTTCAGAAGGGTGAACAGCCTGAATTTGGGCGTAGCTAACATTGAAGATGTTGGCGGCCGTAGGGGTTATACGCCCAGCAAGCACGGAGCCCTGCTTGTTAAGTACAGCAGAAGTGTTGGTCAAGCAAAGCCCAACCGAGGTTACACGTGTAGATCGCCAAGGCAAGTTAGAATTGTAGAACTCGGTAGGTGCTGTATAAGGAAGTAGACGATTAAGAGTATCGGTAACCCCGGTGAACGTGCCACGATTAGCCGTGGAGGCAGTAAAAGTGGTGGCACTGGCGCAAGCGCCGGTAATGATGTGAACCCGAGTCTTGGCAGGGATTGTCTGTATGCCACTAAAAACAACCGACTTAATCCGAACCCAAGAATTGGCCAAATTGGTGGCGGTCATGCTGGAGCCCCAATATGTGGCAGAAATGGCGCCAGTGATGGCAGTCAAATCGGAAAGGGTGTAAGTGTTACAAACACCAGGCGAAGACCAAACCTCAATAATAAAATTGAGGCCGGTGTTGGCAGCAAAAGCAGCGCCACCAGTTACGGTGATGCAAGCCCAACCAGGACAATAGGTAAAAGGCTGGGAGCCACATCCAGAATCAACCCCCACAATGGCGCTAAGGAAATTGGGAGTGCCAGTGGAGTTGGCAATGATGGGCGTGTTTGTGTCACCTGCAAAATTGCCAATAGAGTTGGACAACATATTATTGCCCACCCCCAGTTCCAAAGGGGAGGTCGTGGTAGGCGCAAAGGCTTTCATATCATCGACTGGGAAAGTCGACTGATAGATGACAGGGTTGGTGCCATAAAACTGGTCCAACCAAAGGGGATAAACAGCAGAACGCTGCAAAATGCCCTTAGTCGTGGGGTAAGTAGTTGTAATGGGCGCATTGTAATTGTTTGGTTGGTTAAACGACATAATTGCAGTGCGCTCAAGTGCAGGAAAAGATGGGTAACGTGCCGGTGCGTGTTCGTGCGGAAGCGCAATAGATTGTGCTAGGGCAGGGATGGACCGGAGCGGGTTGCCAGATTTAAGCGTCAACATTATTTTCAAGCGGTGTACAAACTACAGAAGATGTGTTAAAGTGCAAAAGGACAAAGAAAGCAGGGGAGGTCGAAGGGCCCGGTCAAAGATCATCAACCCAAATCATCCTCTCCCAACAAGGGGAACGGATGACATGGGGTAACTGTTCGATACCCTTGATCTCCTCTATCAAAGCAAGAAGTTCTTCGATCGTGACAGAAGTGTCGACGGCCGACATCTCACTTGTTGTTGGCGTTCGGCGACAGTTGTATATGGCCACAACTGCCTCCAATGTCGTTTTGTCGTATGGAACCCCAGACTTGTACGTCCATTCCCATGGCTTGTCTGGGTCCAATTTCACTGGGGTGCGCTTTGCCCCTTTCCTGAGCCTCACAATCGCTTGCGCGAGATCGGCAAGCACAGGGACATGAGCTGAGCAGAGCGTATGCATCTCTGCAATCCCGGTTAAGTGGGCCATCAAATCCTGTTTATCGTCAATAATCCAGCCCATTTTGTATGTGGCCCGCCCAATAGTTTTCCCCCAAAACCAACCCTTTTCAGTAGGGTAGGGACGTTGGCCAAGATATACTGCATCGTACAGCTTCGTGCTGGCTTGCAGTTTGGCTTCAAAACCGAACATGGAAATGTTCGTTGCCATATCTTTACAAAAAATCTCCAGACGCTCCTGAGTACAGTCCGGGATTGACCCAAGACTATCATCCCCGCACACGGAAAGGATGATGTCGCTCTTGCAGCCTTCAACCATCCGTGGCGTTAGGGAGAGCAAAGGCACTTTGAGCCATGCTGCGCAAGCGGACAAGTAAGCAGCAAATCCATTCAAGACGCCATGCGCGAGGGCTGTGTCATCCCTCCCACTAGCGTTCATAACCCTTGCTTGGTACTTGAACGGTCCGATTCGCCCGCGCGGAGCCCTCCAGGCATCCAGTACCTGGTAAAAATCGGGCGCATCCCCGGCGCTCTTTCGATAGAGCCGCTCCATGAAAGCCCAACTCTCAACGGAGTGGGTGTTGTCGTACATTGCATAATCACACCATATGTACACACCCGCTTTGGCCACAAGTCGCTGCAGCCACAAGTGCAACTCCTCGGGGGAGACACTACCATAAAAGATGCAGTTGTCTTTTCCCCATAACTCATGGAGCTTCCAGATCAAGGGTTTTAAGATCGGTCCATTGATTGTGTGGGTAACATCGTGAGGCCCTTGGATGAGACGATCCAGCATCTCCACCATTTTGGTTATTCCAGCCTCATCTTTAGCGAAGTCCGGCAGTTTCTCTTGTTTAACAAAGGCAGTAAATTCAGCATACTTACTCCTCCACCCCGTCCGTTGAAACTCCGTATGCGCATCGCTCAGTGGCCCTCGACGCCTACTAGGCATTGTTTTGAGCCAAGCATCAAAAGAGAGGGCCCCGGCCTCAAAATGCGGCAAAAGCAGGGGCACAAATTGGTCAAGCCATTGAAAGATACCTGGCTCGGGGCCAGCAACTTTTGGTATTCGGAAAGCTCGCCCCATCAAAGCTTTGGCTTGATTGTAAATTGTCTTTGCGCTAAGCATCGGACTGCACCCACTACAGCCGATCCCTGCCAAGGAAAGTTGTAGGCGCCGGTCTGGCTGAAATGACCGCAGTTTTGCAAGGTCGGCCTTTTCAAAATCTGTGTACTTCCGTACACTCTTACGGGAGCGCCCCTGTAGTGCTGTCTCTTGGGAAAACCGAACCTTTGCCCCACCAGAGGACACGTCTACAGCAGCCCACTTCTTCGCGCTAGGCGGATATTGCCGGTTCTGTTTCTTGCAAATCCCCGGGTTGCACGTAGGAACACAACCTACAGAATCGGGCGCGACAACTTGCGCGCCAGCCCATGTTATTGCTCCGTTAAGCAACATCATTTGACATTTTTCGCACACCCGGTGTTTCCACCGGTACCTCTTAGGCGGGCGGGCGCAACACGACACACATTGAACTGGATGCGTCCTGTTCTTTACGGCGAATCCAGGGGCTTTTGGATACAGGCGCTCGACATCTTGCAATGTCTTCACCAAGCCCTGGGCAATAGCATATGGCTGGGCCCCAGTTCTGTCATCTTGCGCCATCTCCTCGTTCCGATTGTCATGGAACGTGCTCTGTATCTTCACAGGCAGTTGCTGTGCAAGGAGTGCATATGCCGTTCGGTACTTTGCGTCGAGGGTGGGTGCAACAACCCCCTCTGTCTTCAGGGCCTTGGCCGGGCAAGTCTGCAATTGCACACTGCATAACTCGACACGGCAGCGGAACGGCGCGGGGACGAAACGCTTGCAAACTCTCATTCGGCTAGAGGCTGACGGACGCAATTCAAAAATCGTGTAGTCAAATCCGTCGTGGTTAACCACACAACGCTCCGCAAGCGCCAAGTTCGTATCAGTGCAACGCAAATACTCTACTTTTGCCGGATTAAAGGACCCGTCACATAAAAAGCGCGCGTCTAAGGCGGTGTCCATCTTTCGACAGTACAACAATGTATCTTCTGAGAACTGCAGGCCGCACTTGAGTACTTCTGGATGCAACTGAAACATGTGGGTGGTGGTGCTACCGCACAATGTTCGTAATACCCGCGACCAACGGCTTAGTCCAAGGGCCTGTGTCACCAACAAACCCTTGTGTCCTTCTTCTGGACTCACGGTTAAAGGGTTCCAGCTGGGAGGAAACAAAACACCTCCACCTCCAACGGGGGGGGCACTAGGCCCTACGCAAACCGCCACAACAGGGACCTGCGGACGTTCGCT